AGGGCTGAACAAGATGACCGAGCTGGAAGCTGTCAACACGTTGCTGAGCGTTATCGGTGAGGCACCGGTTGACAAGCTCAGCGACATCTCAATTAACGAGATCACGGACTCATCCCTGGCACGCAAGACGTTGGGGGAGGTGTCCCGCGATGTCCAGGCTGAAGGCTGGAGCTGGAACACGGACTGGAACGTACCGCTCACCAAGACGTCAGCCGAAGAGTTCGTGCTACCCAGCAACACGCTAAGCACACAGTTCAGCCCCAACCGCTACCCCGACAAGCAGTACGTGCAGCGTGGTCTCAAGGTCTACGACCGAGCAAAACGCACGTTTGCCTTTGGCGCTGACATGGCCACGGCGCTGATCGTGGACTACGTGGTGAGCCAGCTCGGCTGGGATGAACTGCCTCACACTGCACAGCAGTACGTGACCATCCGTGCAGCACGGATCTACTCCGATCGCTACCTGAACAGCAATGCGATTTACACGTACACCGCACAGGATGAGGAGTACGCCCGGGCCATGTTGATCCGCGACGAAGAGCGCGGCCTCAGCAACAACCTGCTGTGGGGCAATGACCGCGGGGTGGGCCAAGGCATTGGCTACATCCCTTCTGATGGCCTTCGTTACCGAGGTGTGTGATGCGTCGTAAGTCCAACATCACCGGCACACGCCGCGCTCCACAGAGCTTGATTCAAGGCAAGCTCGACACCCTGACGCAAGGAGTCAGTCAGCAGCCGCCACACCTACGACTGCCCGGCCAGGGAGAGCGGCAAGTAAACGCCTATAGCTCACCGGTGGAGGGGCTGACAAAGCGAGCACCGACCAACTACGCGGGTCGAATCTTCGACACGTCCTTCCAGGACCTATACGTCGAGATGATGCCCGTAGTGGGGGACGAGAACTACAGCGTCACGCTCACACCAGTTGGTAGCACGACTGAGCTGCGCATCCTGCTCAATGGCTTGACTTGCAAGCTGGATGTGCATGGCACCGGCATGACGGTCAACGCTTCGCCGTATGAGCGGATCATTGGTGACAGCACCAGTTACATCTATCAGCTGACAGAGCTGTACAAGAAGTTTGTCCTGATCAACAACGGACCACTGGGCCTGCTGCTGAACCGGGAGAAAAGCACGGCCCTGTCAGCGACGACAGCACCTGCCGCAAAGACTGATGCGCTGATCTTTGTGCAAGGTGTGACCTACGACGTCAGCTACACCGTGACGCTCGCAGGCACGGCTCTGACACCGGTGACGACACCGAAGGTCACTGATACCAGCAACACGATCAGCACCGCCACGGTGGCCTCAGGACTGGCCGCACAGATCAATGGAGTGACTGGCTACACAGCTACTGCCAACGGGGCGGTGGTGCTTGTCGCCAAGAACGATGGCGGTGACTTCACGCTGCAGCTGGATGACAGCCGCTCCAACACGCTGGCCCGAGTAATCCGCAACACGGTCTCGAAGTTCTCCGACTTGCCAGCACGGGCATCAGACGGCTTCATCGTGAAGGTGGACTCCGAACCCGCTAACGCCCAAGACGACTACTGGGTGAAGTTCTTTACCAACGACGGCAGCACGTTCGGCGAAGGAACCTGGGTTGAGACACTGAAACCTGGCCAGCAGTTCAAGCTGGATGAAAGCACCATGCCACTGGTGATCTACCGGGCGGCACCGCAGGTGTTCTTTGTGGGGCCAGCAGATGGGGCGACAAGAAGCCTGACGACTGGTGGCGTCACCTACACCTACACCTTCCCGACATGGGGCAGCAGGACTGCAGGGGATGAGTCCACGGTGCCGACGCCAAGCTTCGTTGGTCAGATCATCAAGGATCACGTGCTATTCCGCGGTCGCTATGCGATCTGCGCTGGTGAAACCGTTGTGATGAGCGAGACGGATGACATCTTTAATTTCTTCCCTGACACATCTGTCGCCGTCTTAGAGACGGATCCGATTGATCTCCGTGCTACATCGGAGACCAGCACCCGGCTCAACTGGTTGCTGCCGGTGAATGAGTCGCTGCTTGCCTTCAGTGGCAACAGTCAGTTCCAGATCAAACCAGCGGACGTTGATGTGCTGACGCCGCGGACGGCCACCATCCTGCGACTGAGCAACATCCTGATGAATCCGGACCTGCGCCCTAAGATCGCTGGCCCTGTGGTGATTTTTGCCACCAACGAGTTTAACTACACCAACTTCCGTGAGTACCAGTTTATTGAAACGGTCTCTCGTAGGCTTGGCATGAACTTAGGTGGCAGCCTGAACATCACGTCATCACTGCCGAAGTACATCGACGGTCTGGCTACCCACTGGGATGTAGGCGAGACGATCGACATGGCCGTGTGCCGTACACCCAACAACAAAAAGAAGCTCTACGTCTACAAGTATCTGTGGCAGTCGGGGACTGACAGCTTGGCCAAAAGCCAGGCCAGCTGGAGCGAGTGGACCTTTGATGGTGACATTGTATGGCTGAAGTTCATCGGCAATGAGCTGTGGTTTCTGATGGCATACCCAGACGGCACATACAGCTGCTTCATGAATAGCGAGGAACTGGACCAAATAAGCACCCCAACGATTCACATGGATCGCCAGTTGCGGTATCCCGAGTGCAATAGCGACTACACCACCACAAACAATGTCACCGCGGCGTACAGCTCGGTCACCAACCGCACGACATTCACGCTGCCATATGAAATGCAAGGCCTGACAAGCATCGTGACCCGACCGGATAACAGCGGGCCAAAGATGTATGAGATCGGCTCAGCATCGTCTGGCACCACCATTACATGCAATGTGCCTGGTGACTGGAGCAGCTCCAAGCTGACCTTTGGCCGCCGGTATTCAATGGAGTACGAGTTCACCCAGGCGTTTGTCCCATCCAGGGATCAAGCACGGCAGCGGGTAGTCGGCGAGCAGGCCGGGCGGTTGCAGGTAGCGACGTGGCAAATCAACCACTTCAACACCGGCTTCTACGACGTGGTGGTGAAACGGAATGGAAGAGCAATCGACAGCAGGTACGAGTACAGAAGTAGAAAGCTCAATGTACTCAACAACGAATTGACAACAGAAGCGAGCTTCGTTGATACAGGCACATTCCGCGCTCCTGTCTATAGCAAGAACACGGAGTGCAGAGTTATCGTTGAGAGTGACAGCTACCTTCCCGTGACGATCACCGGCGCCATCTGGGAAGGCAACTACAACGATCGGTCGAGGAGCGTGGGCTGATGCCATTCCCTATTGGCGCCGTCATCGGAGCAGTCGCCGGCATCGGCTCCTCAATCTTTGGTGCATCATCGGCACAAAGCCAGGCCGACGCGCAGTACGAAGCAGCGGAGGCGCAAGCCAAGAAGCGCTTTAAGCGCGACAAGCAGGAGTGGCGCTTGGCCAACCTGGCGGCCAGGACCCAGTGGTGGTGGGACAAGGCCCGCGTCGAACAGCTGCGTTTCAACGAACGGCAGAAATCATCGGACTACCAGGCCTATCAGTCCCAGATGCTCAACGCGGCATCTCAACAGCTGAGCACTCGGATTGGCGAGATCAACGCTCGTGCGGCCATAGAGCAAAACACCGAGTTTGCGAAAGCTTCGATCGACTATCCATACCGGATGCAAGCGCTAACGATTGACACACTCGAGACCACCAGGCAGTTCCTCAACCAGGTCAACCAGACCGCGCTTCAAAGCGCTCAAGCGACAAGCAAGCTGAACCGCGAAACAGAGGAGCTGGTGAGCAGCTTGGCGCTCGAGGAACAGCGTGACTACCTGGGCTGGCAGCTCAACAAAATCCAGGCGCTGGTAGAGGACAGCAAGGCTGGAGCGCGTGGTTCTGATCGCCAGGGCGGTGGACAGACCGGCAAGCTGCTGATGGCACAAGCTGCCAAGCAACTAGGCCGCAGCTGGGGTGAACTGCAAAACAATGCCACCTCACGCAAGGTGCGACTGGGCCTGCTGAACAGCGCCATCAAGGGTGAGTTCGCTCAGCAGATGGGCATCTATGCGCTAGGGATGCAGGACATGACCGAGCGTGCTGCATCCGCGCTCAAACGCAGTGACAACGAAGCATCCATGATCAACAGCACCATGTCGAAACTGACAATTCCGTCATTCGGCTGGCGTGCCAATGCCTACGGGGCACAGCTGGCGTCTGCTGAGTCTGACTACACCAGCTCAGTGATCAGCCTCAGCAAGCCGTACCGCGAGGAGATCTTCTTCAAACCCCTGAAGCCGATCAAGGGCCTGAAGCCGGAGTACATCGGCCCAACACAACCATCAACAGGCAACCTTGGGTTCACCATCGGCAATGCCATCTTGAGCGGCGCTCAGGGTGCAATGAACTTCAGCTACATGAACGATGCTGGTCAACTCAAGTTCTATTGATACACTTGACACCGTACAAGCATTTGTCACATGGCACGCCTACAAGGGCAGGAGCTGCTCGACTACCTGAAGGCGAACGAGGGTGGTGAGCTCGAGAAGCTGATCGAAGGTGCTGGCTACACCGCCAGCCGCGGCGGTCGCCGCACCCTGCAGAAGAGCAAGTTCTTTTCGGCCTTCAGCCAAGCCAACGGCTACGACCTTGGATCATTCACTGTGAACATGCCAGAAGGACTCGGCAAAGAACCCACCTACCGCCTCAAGGTTGGTCCCAAAGGCTTGGTGCCCGTCAGCCGTGCCTACACCGACCAGATCGGCCTGAAGCCCGGCGACTACGTGAATGTCGAAATTGACGGCGATGCCATCGTGCTGGTGAAGGAGGACAAGGAGGAGCCCATTCCTTTTGACAGCAGTGCTTGCCCCATGGCAATAGCTGCCTAACGTGTGGGCGGAGCGCAAGGTCAACCGGAGGGGGCATGTCCCCCTCTTTTGCTGATGACGATTGAACAAGTGCAGTTCACAGACCAGCGTTGGCTGCAGTTCTGGGACAACTACAAAGGCCTAGAACACCAGATGAGGGCCATCGTCAAGCTTGGCCGGCACATCAAGGAAGCAGACCCAGGACTGCTGTGCGAATCCGCTGAGTGGGTGGACGATTGGCGGGACGCCGGCCCAATAGCCGGCTATGCACCTGCCATCAAGTTGATCAAGGACTTCGAGGGGTGTCACCTCAGTGCCTATCCAGACCCACTGAGCGGTGGTGATCCCTGGACGATCGGCTACGGCACTACCCGTTATCGAGACGGACGCAAGGTGCAGCGCGGAGATCAGATCACCGTCGTTGACGCCAACGAGCTCCTTGATGGCGAAGTCGCATCCATCGCCAAGAAGCTGCGCAGCACGATCCCCCATTGGTCGGAAATGAACCAGGGGCAGCAGTGTGCCCTGATCAGCTTTGCCTACAACCTGGGCCCTGCCTTCATGGGTGCTACTGGGTTTGAGACCATCAGCCGCTGCCTACGCGACAAGGAATGGGACAAGGTGCCAGCCGCATTGGAGCTGTACCGCAACCCAGGCACCAACGTGGAGGCCGGACTACTGCGCCGGCGCCGCGGCGAAGGGCAGCTATGGCAGGGCAACACAACGCCTCTCGTCAAGAAGTCCACCCTGCTCAACGTGAAGTGGCAAAGCCAGCTGGATAACAAGAGCGGCACGGGCTACCGCGAGTGTTTCTCGTCCAGCTGCGCCATGCTCGCCATGTTCTGGGGCAAGGTGGCCAACGACGACGCCTACAACGCTGTACGTACAAAGTACGGCGACACCACCTCAGCCCAAGCCCAACTCGCTGCGTTGCGATCCCTTGGTCTCAAGGCCGACTTCCACACCAATGGCACCCAGAAAGACCTGGAACGGGAGATTGATGCAGGCAGGCCCGTTGCTGTGGGCTGGCTTCATCAAGGGCCTACAAGCGCACCACGTGGTGGTGGCCACTGGACTGTGGTGATCGGCTACACGGATGTGGCCTGGATCCAGAACGATCCCAATGGCGAGGCCTTACTGGTGCAGGGGGGCTACGCCAAGAACACCAAAGGCGCCGGCATGATCTACAGCCGCAGGAACTGGGATCCGCGTTGGATGCCAGGTGGTACCGGTGGCTGGTATCTGAGCTGCCGCCCATGAAACGCGAACGCCTACACCTGTCCGTTCACACCAGCATCGAGACAGGCCGCGACTGGAACGGTCGCTTCTACATCGTCTACAGCAATAACGCCTCTGTCTTCCTGCGCTGCCCCAAGGAAGTAAGGAAGTGGCTCAAGCTGCCCGCCAAGATCCCCATGCGCGAGGCCTATGACAGCTGGATCGCGTCGCTTGAGGCAGCGGATCAAGAACGTGTCAGCAACAAGGCTCAGCGTTTAACAAGTGAGCCGCTTATGGAAAGGAAATCGCCGAACCTTTCACATGAACTGTTGGCCACCGGCTTTGGTCCCGAGTGCCACCTGGACGAGAGCGACCCCAACCACAACACCCGCACCGTCATCTAGCCCGGCTGGCGTCCCATGCTTCACCGAGGTTCTCCGCGGCCTCGTTGGCGAACCACCGGGCAATCGCTGTCTGCTGGATCCACAGCTTGTTCAACAGCACCGCTGCATCCATCAAGCCTTGCAGGTCGTTGTCATCAAACAGTTCCTGCAGCACACGCCTCGTCGCCTCCTCACGAAACTGCAGCTCAGGGGAAGCGACGAAGGGTTGCATGGCTCAGTCCCTATGAGTCCTGATCAAACCAAGGCGCTCGAATCCGCAGTTCATCTGAGTCGATGATCGGCGGTGGCACCGCTGGAGGCTGGGACTTGTGCCAGTCCTCGATGGCACGGTCCATGCGAGGCTGCAGCGTGGCATTGAACTTGTAGTCACGCGCCAACTGCTGCAGATTGTCGCGCCAGCCCTTGTCCCCAAATCGGGCAAGCCATACGGTCTCACTCCTCAGCGCTTTGGGAAGATCGCCTTCAGTGCTTTGACGATCAGCTGAACCCAGGAGTTCTCTTTGATGGGCAGCAGGGCAATGATCTCACTGCCAGCCATCACCAGGATTGCAGCGATTGCAGCGTTTGTGGGGTCCACACAAGACAAGGCATCTAGGCCAACCCTACTTACTCATTGCCACCTGGCAAGTGTCTACCCTCAAGCTTGCGGATGCGATGCTCATGGTCTCGTAAATCGTCTTCTAACAAGTGAATGTCCTTCTGCAGTTCACTTCGCAGAAGACGCACCTCATTGAGGATCGCGTCCATCCCACGCTTCATCGAGCCGTGCTCAACGGCCATCTTCCAAAGGGCGCCAGTGGCGGCGACACCAACAACTGACGCAACTTCTAGCACTTGATCAAGGAAGCTACATGCAGATTACCGAGCGAAGCGAACCCTTCCACTGTCTGAGCCATGCATAAATCTCCGGCCTGTGTTCAGGATTCCCGCGCCATAGCAGCCGGGCCACATGCCGCAGGCTGGCCGTGTCCTTGGCATGGCTGAGGTAGGCCATGGCCGTTTCCAGGCTGCAGCCAGTGGCCTTCCGTTTCAGGCGCTTCAGCGAGCGCTTGCGGATCAGCTTGTAGGTGCGCCAGTGGCGATAGCCAACCCAGTCCACGCCGTCATCCACCCAGCCCACACCGCTCTTGCTGTTGAGCTCCATGCCCAGCTCGCGCACCTTCTCATCCATTGCTCGGTGCGCAACGTGCGCCTGTTCCGCGGTCTCGAAGAGAGCGATCATGTCATCGCAGTAGCGCAGGTAGGTGTCGAGCTTCAGCTCCCGCCGGGCGAAGTGATCGAGGGGGTTGAGTGCCATGTTGGCCATGATCTGGCTGGTGCTCGCACCGATGGGGATGCCACAGTCCCCACCGTTGACCGTGATGTAGCGCCACAGCAGGGCAAGTGTGGGCTTGCACTTGATGTGACGCTGCATCTCAGCGAAGAGCGCCTGATGATTGATGCTGTAAAAGAACTTGCGGATGTCAAGACTCAAGTAATACTTCAGCCGACGATCCTTCAGATAGGCATGAAACTGCTGGCTGCAGCGATGGGTGCCGCGGCCCATCAGGCAGCTGTAGGTGTGAGCGATCAACCGCTCCTGCAGGGGCACACGCAGTACGTTGCAAACGG